CCTCAGGCAAAGCTGGTAAATACCTTTTTACATTTTTAGTCAATTTTGACGGCAACGCAACTGGACGGCGTGAGTATTACCTTTACAAAAATGGTGTATCTGCCTCAATTATGGACGGCTCAGTTACCGCCGTAGGAGCCCAGGATACAGGATTTACTTTTACAGCTATGGATGATGCAATAGTAGGAGATTATTACAATGTCAGCGTATGGCAAAACTCAGGCAGTTCACTCAATGTCAGATTAGGCCGTGAAAAAAACTTCTTTGGCGCAGTTTATTTAGGAGCATAAATGGAACTTAAAATCTCAAAACCTACAAAGTACGCAGATAGCAAAATCTTCAACGCAGAAAGCGGATTTAACTACTTTCAACGTGGCGATGATTTTTACCTAGACGGCGATGCAACAGAGGAGCAATTACTTGCCGCCTTTGCTGCACATAATCCAACTTTACCTATTGAGTCAACTGTCTCAGATAAATTGGCAGCTATTGGCATTACTGCCGATGATTTGAAGGCACTTATATCGTGAGTACTCAAGGCCGAGAAGATTTAGATATGGGCTTTGCTTATTCCTGGGATGAAGCAAGCCAAAACTGGGTTTTGTGTAAAACGGCAGCGGAATAGTGCAGACTAGCTACAACGGCTGGCCAGCATCTAAGGAGCAGGCTGAGATAGGCGTAAAGCCTTTTAAGGTTGAAGGCACAAGCCTCAAAATCCGCTGCGCTGAAAAGGTAGCGCCTTTACTTATTAACTTTGCTAAAGAGTTTAACGAGCTAATAGAGCCAATAGAGGGCGGCACGTTTGATGATTGGGGTTATGCCTACAGAGACGTAAGAGGTGTGGTAGGCAAACTAAGTAACCACGCTAGCGGCACGGCCATAGACCTAAACGCTACAAAACACCCTTTAGGCAAGGTAGGCACGTTTGAGGCCAGCAAAGTACCGATGATTAGAGCTTTAGCTAAAAAGTACGGCCTAACCTGGGGCGGGGATTGGACTAGAAAAGACGAGATGCACTTTGAGATAAGTATTGGCCCTGCAAAGGTTGCAGAGTTAGTAAATAAATTAGGGCTAGAAAAGAGCAAAAATGAGTGACATACAGCAAGCTAATATACCTGCAAGTACGGTAACCCTTTTGGCCTCAGGCGTTCGCACAGCAACAGCTGCAGGCACGGCAGTTACAGGTTTTGCAGCTGCAAGGCAGTTAGTCCTACAGCTGCAGGTAACTGCAGTTAGCGGCACAACTCCTACCCTTGATGTAGTGGTGCAAGATACAACAGACGGCACTAACTACAACACCATAGCTACTTTCACACAGAAAACAGGTGTGTCACGTGAGGTTATTAGACTTACCACACCTTTTACAGATAACCTAAGAGTAAATTACGAAATTGGCGGAGTGACACCGTCTTTCACTTTTAACGTTATTACCTGGGCGGACTCAAATTGAGCGCGCAACTAAAAGCAGCGGCCTTATCTTATCTACGTGCGGCTTTATCTTGCGTGGGCGCCCTGTATCTTTCCGGCATTTCAGACCCTAAAGTACTAGCTAATGCTTTTATAGCTGGACTAATTGGGCCAGTATTGAAAGCTCTAGCACCTAATGAAAAGCAACTTGGGATAGGCGCTAAGTAAGTGTCGCAGGCCCAGGCATATATAGCGGTAGCGTTGGGGATTGCTACCCTTTCAGGTCTTATGGCTGGGCTTGTGAATCACTTAGTAAAGTACTACCTATCTGAGCTACGCCAGGACGGTAATGGCGGGCATAACCTAGTAGGGCGCGTTGAGCGTATTGAGCTACGGGTTGACCGTATCTATGAAATGTTGCTAGAGGACAGACTGACTAAATAGGGCGTGTCGCGTTGCCTTTTGTCGGTGTGTAGGTTCATACTTTTACTACACACGCCGGGAGGGCTACCCGGATAGGTAGCTCATCGGCCTTAACAAAGGGCGAAAGATGAACAGTTTAGATTTGATGGTAGTAGGTATGGTTTGCCTGTTTATGGGCTTATTTATCTACGCAGCTTATGAAATGGGCTATAAAGTAGGCCTGGGTGAAGGTTACCTACGTGGCCGTAATATTGCTAAGGCGCTAAAAGAAGCTGAGGCTAAGCGATGAGTAATTTCTTAGAAGGATACGAGGATGTCAACGCCCGCATTATTAGAGCACGTAAAGAGTTTCCAACTTTGCGCTTAGTTGCATACATCGAGGACATAGATATAACTAAAGGTTATATTCTAGTTAAGGCTGAGGCCTATAAAGAGTACGAGGACCACCTCCCAAGCGCCGTAGATTATGCCTTTGAGATGCGTAGCGACAGAGGCGTAAACCTGCATTTTTGGGTAGAAAATGCAATTACAAGTAGTTATGGCCGAGTCATAGGCCTTTTGACTCCTGGCGGTATTGCGAGAAGTACGCGTCAGGATATGGAAAAGGTGGAGGCGCTTAGCACTAAAGACGTAGCACCTGTAAGTGATGATTTATGGGCTACTACACCCGTGGCACAGACTATTGAGGCTGTTAAAAATGAGCTAGGCGGTATTTACTTGCAAGGTAAGCCTGAGTGTAAACACGGCGCCCGGGTCTGGCGTACAGGCACAAGCGCTAAAACAGGCAAAGAATGGGGCAATTACAGTTGTATCGAAAAGAGCAAAGCAACACAATGCGAGCCAGTTTGGTATATGCAGACATCTACAGGTTGGGCGCCCCAGGTATGAGCGAGCAATACGAGCTAATCAACCTACAAAATATGACCGGCAAGCTTTTTATTGGCGGTGAGCTAGCAGGTGAGTACAAGGTTGAACAATGCGATAAATGCGCGATGATTACACAGCTAGATAAGTTTGGCTATCAAAAAAACAGCTTTGAAAACATCATATGGTTTTGCAAGGGCTGCAGATGATAGAAAACGAGCAAGAGTTGTTTAACTACATTAAAGGTTGGTACCTCAGGGACTTACAAAAGAGCGCTGACCAGTACGATAACCACGATTGCACTAGCAGTATTTACAGGCTACACATAGAGCTTAAATGCAGGCATAAACACTATGATGAGCTAATCCTTGAGCGTGAGAAGTACGAGGCACTCACACAAGAGGCCGAGCGCCTGGGCTTTACGCCGTTTTACGTCAACGCCACGCCAAAAGGCATATATGCGTTTAATTTAAAGAAAACTAAAGTAACCTGGACGGTTAAAAAGTTACCATCTAAAACAGAGTTTGATTCAGAGGGCCAGGTTGATAAGACCGTGGCCCTTTTGCCTATATCCGAGGCGGTGCAGCTATGAGTGAGTCACTACGCTTTGATTGTCGCAGCTGTAAAAAGATAACTGAGCAGATAGAGCGCATAGTTACAGACAACTTGCCTCCTAACGTCAAAGTTCTACAATGCAAGGTATGTAGCAAGATGAGCGTTTGCCTATTGGTCACTTATGCCGATGTATGAATACCAATGTGTTAGTTGCTCAGTAAGTGTCAATATTGAGCGCTCAATACACGATGAAAGTGGGCCGTTATGCTGTGGCCTAGCTATGCGTCAAATCTACGGCTCAATAGGTGCCATTTTCAAAGGTACTGGATGGGGTAAAGATGTTAAATAGTTATCCACATAAGTTATCCACAGGTGCTAACAGCTGTGTAAACACGCCCAACAGTACGCTCAATGTTGCGCCCTATTTGACACGTAGGCTAGCATCAACACTCGCTGGCGAGCCGCTGAGGCGGGTAGCTCGCAGGCGCAGTTTGGTGCTTACGGCCGTTCTATGTGTAATCGGGATTACGCCAGCATATGGATACAACCCAAACGTAGAGAGCTATAAACTATATGCTCATATGAAGCTATTAAATGATAAGCAATATAGATGCCTTGTTACATTATGGCGTTTAGAGAGTAAATGGAACCCTAAGGCAGACAACCCTAAGAGCAGCGCATATGGCATACCACAGCTACTTAATATGACTGAGACTAATCCTTATAAACAAATAGACTTAGGACTTAAATACATTACTCATCATAGGTATTATAAAGGTGATGTATGCAAGGCACTTGATAAACATAAGAAGGTAGGTCATTACTAATGGCTACTAGACGTGGTGACCCACGCTCTCAGCGTAAGTACAAGGCCGTTAGGTTAACCGTATTAGCTAGAGATAACCACACTTGCTTTTACTGTAATGGTGAGGCAGATACAGTTGACCATATTGTGCCAGTATCTAAAAGCGATGATAAGTCTGAGGCTTACAACCCTAACAACCTAGTGGCCTGTTGCAAGCGTTGTAACAGCTCACGCGGTAATAAGTCACAGGCGGTTTTTTTAGCCCATAAGGCTAC